GCTGATTCTATTTTGAGAAAAAACCAGAGAACCCTTATCATGCACACACCTAAAGGAAAAAAACATTTTGGATGTATAACATTTTTGTTTCAGACAGTTTGTATTGTTCCATATCATTTCATTCAAGAGATTGCCTGGCAATATAATGCCATAGACTCTAAACTAGATGGTGTTGAATACTTCCTCACTTTGGACTTTCCTGAAGAGAAGAAATTTTCTTTAGAAGAATTCCTTTGCGGACCCGGTTGTGAGTCTGTTGATGATGAACTTATTCAAAGAGATTTGTGTCTCGTGAAGTTACCTAGAAATAGGTGCCCACAAGCGCCCAATATCTTATTGAAATTTGCTCGAAATGCTGCAATTGAACAAAAGAACAAAAATATCAGTAGTACCTTAGTTATTAGGAAACCTGAAACATACGTTTTTTATTCAGTTAGTTCTACTATGACATCTGACTTAGAAGTTAGTGAAGGACCGCTTGAAAAGTACACAGTGAAAACTGCTTGGAACTACAGTAGTCCCACAAGAGCTGGAGATTGTGGTGGTTTACTTATGCTTGATAAAGCTAGTGGACACGGCCGTAGAATCATTGGTATTCACGTAGCAGGAAACCCGAAATGCAAAATAGGTTACGCAGCAGTGGTTACATACGAAATTATTGTTGCCAGTCTTAGAGTTTTCGTTGAGGATGACACATATGATGAAAAGTTCACACCCCTTGAGCTTCAACATGCCATTGCTCAGTCTGGTACATTTATTGAGATGTATGAAGGTATTACACCTACTGTCTCAGAATTTGATCCAGATGTTGATAGTGGTGAAGAATCCCCTGACATTATTATCAATGGTAGTAATTATCCATTTGATTTTAATAAAAAGATCTATGATCCCTCTTGGACTACCACCCCTGGAAAGCCACATGACTTCGTTACTCTTCCATATTATGGAGACATCTCTCCAACTTTGAGAGCCCCTAATGTCACCACATTACAAAAGTCACCTTTATTCGACATTGCTACTTCTACAAAATCTCCCGCACTATTGTCTAGGAATGGAGAAATTGATCCATGGAAAAATGCAATAGCTGTTTACCAAGCTGAGAGACCCGCCGACTATGATGAAGGCTATCTTGATATGGCCATTGGTGATGCTGTTGAAACTTTATTTTGTGGTATGTCAGAATATGTCCCGCTTACTTTTGAACAGGCTATTTGTGGACTTGAAGATTGCCCAGAATTTGGAAGCATGAATCGTTCCACTAGTGCAGGCTACCCTCACAATTGCAGACCCTATTCTAATAAAAAGAAAAAGGCATTTTTTGGAGAGGATACGGATTTTGATTTAAGCAATTCTGCTTGCAGAGCATTGAGAAGAAACGTTGTTGTTTTGGTTAATTCCATACGAAAAGGTATTCCCCTTGATGACCTGCTCTTTATCGATTCTTTAAAAGATGAACTTAGAACGCATGACAAAGTTAAAATTGGAAAAACACGCCTCTTTTCAGGAGCTCCAGTTGAACTTATCATCATTTCTAGAATGTTTTTCGGTCCTTTGATGGTACACGTTACGAAAACACGTATCAACAATAACACAGCAATTGGAGTTAACCCCTACAGCAGTGAATGGGACCTTTTGAAAAGAAAACTAGAGGAAGTTTACAAAGTGAACTCTGCAGACGACTGTTCCACACCTATGGGTGCTGGTGATTTTAGTGCTTTTGATGCTTCATTGCGTTCAAAGATTCTTGAAAAGATCTTCGAGCGCATTGGACTTTACATTAGTTTAAAATTCGGAGTAGATATTTTTGAGCCCATTGTAGAAATTGGTAGAACCATGTTTAATTCAAAACACGTCTATCTTAACAAACTCTATATTTGGACTAGTGGTATTCCTTCTGGACATCCACTTACTGCACTCATGAATTCTCTGTATAACATGACTGCCTTTCGATATTGCTGGTACAAAGCTGTCGAGGGTAATTTTTCCTTTAA